CGTGAGGACGTCATGGCCCGCAAACGAGCCGAAGCCGCTCAAGCTGGACAACGATCTTACTCTCAAGCTGGCGAGTTCTATACCAATCCGGGACTACAAGCTCTCCGCACGGCTCCGTTGTCGTATGGTGCTGGTCAACAAGATCTCCGCACTGCATTGACTCTTGGTCCTGAAGCGGCTGGTGGGTTTGATTTCAACATGCCACTGAGTATGGCACAACAACAAGCTGGAGCTCAAAACCAAGCGAACCAAGCAAATTACCAAATCAACGCTGCAAACCAACAAGCGAAAGCTCAGATGTGGAGCAGTCTTGGAAGTAGTATTGGTTCACTTGGTCAATCATATGCCAATAGCAATTACGGAGGATTTAATTTTGGAGGAGGTGGGGGCTCAATTCAAGCCTCTGGACAAAACGTGTCTGCTCGTACATCTGGGTATTAACAAGTCAGCTAACAATTAAAATTATGGCACTATTCGGAGGAGACGTAAGAACAATTCCATATCAATCGCCAGATTACGCTGGGTCGGTTGAGGCTGCGCGTGGGCTGGCTATGGCTGGCGCACAAGGTGTTGCTGGAGGTGTAGCTCAGGTTGCTGACTACTTCAAGAAGCAAAAAGAAAGCAAGAACATGGCAACGATGGGGATCAAGATCGCGGAAGCGGCAAAGATCATGGACCCGTCGCAAGTAGGTTACTACGACAGTCTGATTTCCACCCTTAAAGACGAGAACACCCCGGTCGATGTCCGTGGTCAACTTGGAGCAAGCATTCAAGATTTGCTCAAGCAAAACACAAGTGCGCGAGCGGTTTCGGTTCAAGAACGTCAACTTGGAATGATGCCAAGTTACTTTGGTGGAGGCTATCGCGGCGGTGGTGGGGGCGGTGGCTATGGAGGTGGAAGTGGGGCGGCGCAAAATGCCACTCCGATGGAGCCGCTACCAGAAGGCGAACCTGCTCTGGCTACCGCTCCCGGCACTGCCGGGGCAGACCTGCTGAACATGAACAACCTGATGGAACAAGCGTATAGGCTCAACCTTCCATCAAACGTAGTCAACCCAGTCGTTGCAGGCATCCAAGACGCTCTCGTCAGCGGCAACCCCAAGGCGGGGGATACCGTGAAGAGTTACACTGCCCAGTTGGCAAAGTCAATCGCTGAAGCAGAAGAATTATCCAAGCCAGTAAAAGACGACAAGGGTCAACCATTGGTCCAGATTTTTGAAGACGAAGCCGGAAACACCACTAGATACACCAAGATAAAGAGTGGACGCTTGATAGGCGAAAGCGGAGAGGTGCTTGACAGTCAGGGTCGTAAAATTGAACCGCCCAAATATAATCAATTTGATCAAGAGGCTATTGACAGGGCTATCTATGGAAATGGCGATGTGCTTCCTGAACTCCCCCCAGAAGCGTCTGCAACTCGCCAACCTAGCTTCCAAGAATTAACGCAACCACCACCGATCCCGGAAGGTGGAGTTCAAATGATTGGAGAACAAGCGACTCAACAGCAACCCCCAGCGCAGCAAAGTGCAGGTCAGGGGCTGATAGCAAAAGAAACCCTTGAAGCGTCTAAAGCCTTAAAAGCGTATGATGAAGACTATTCACGGTTGACACAGTTGTCCCCAAGAAAGGCAAAGCTATATGAATCAGCATTGAACATGGCATACCAAGATCCTGCTACGGCTCCTGCTCAAGACGTTGTTGATGAGATGAAACGACAATTGCTCATGCAGCCAGAAGCCAAGGGTCCGCAGATCATGTCAGAGTCTGAATACGGACAACGCAACAAGGCCATGCTTAATAAGGCAACAAAGCGTGTTGGAGATAGGGCTACGGCAGAAACACTTTTGAGTCGTTTCGACACTGCTCAAAAATTGGCCAACCACCCAGATGGGGACAAAGTTTTTGGCAAGTCTATCCCGGAAGCTAAATTGCGTGAGCTTGCTCGCACTCAGGGCGGTGTTTACGCCTTGTATTACAATCTAAAGGGGCAGGACTTGGTGCAAGCGATGCGCGACGTAAAAGCCCAAAGCGGAACTGCTGCTGGGATGTCCGAGAAGGAAACACTAGCCCTGCAACGAGCAGTGAACGACTTGGATCTTAGCCAAGACTGGAAGTCTGCTCAAGAATCGCTCATGCGAATTTCCAGCGGAACGGTCAGGGCTGGGAAAAAGCTGGGACTAGACGAAAGCGTGTTTGAGGTTATGCCAATGACCCCAGCCTCTGGAGCAACGTCAGCATCTAAAAGGCAAGTGACAAGGGCTGCTGAGATTCTGAATAATCCAGAATCCACACCACTGTTCCGAGACGAAATGGAATACCTTGAAAAGCTGGAACGGGCGAAATTAAGACAGAGAGGCAACAGCGGTGCGGGCGTGACAACGCCGACATCTAGTGGTGGTGCTGGAGATGCCCGCTTCAACCTGAATAAACAATTCGGCCTTTAACTGTCTCGTTAATGACTCCTGATCAAAAAACTGCATTAAAACAAGCCCTCGACCAACACTCATTCCGCATGTCCATCAAGGACGCTGCGCCAGAGGACGTTGAGCAACTCCCAAAGGACTTCCAAGTTCCTTCGTATAGTGCTAATACTAGCCCTGTATATGACAACCAGCTATTCCCTAAGATCACATCTGCTGATGATCTGATCAAACTTGGGTATGCAACACCAGAGGGTGTAGCAACGGAGAATGGGGAAATGGCCATTTCGCTAAAGAAGGCTGGTGCGCTTAACGACGACTACACTCTGAACGATACGGGGAAAGCCATGATGGCCAATCCAGCAGACTTGCTTGAGGAGGAGAATCTACCTCTCTACATCAAGGCGAAAGAACTCGATCTGGATGGGTCAGGTAAAGAGTTGTCTTGGGGAGATAAGTTCAGCCAATTTGGAAAAGAGGTAAAGGAATGGGCTGAGAATCTCGCTGTTCTTCTAGCATCCACGTCCGCGCCATCATCGCTTACTGGGAGTTCTCCATATGAACCAACCGCCCCCACTGACAAAGAACAGGCGGCACTCAATTTGGAGGCTGGCGCGGCTCTTGGTGGCTTGGTTAAGTCTGGAGCAGCATTGGCTACAGGGGTATCCAAAATCGCTGGATCTGGCACAATTAAGGCGTTGGCTGATAGCGAGGCAGAAGAGCGTTTAGCCCTTTCGAGGTTTGATCAGAAATTTGAAAAAATAGACCGCGACATACAATCCTCGAAAGTGTCTGAGGTTGTTGACGCAATGGGTCAAATGGCGGGAGCGGAGTTTGACGCGATGGGGCGAATGGCCGGAGTGGAGCTTGGTCTGGCAGGAGCAGGACCGGATCTAACCGAGGCCCGAAAAAAGAACATTGAATTAGTAGGCGAACAAGAGGCAGCGGCAATAGAGAAAAGAGGCGAGTCAGCAGGGCAGTTTGCCGGAATGATCAACCCTTATGGTGCTGCCGCGATGACTGGCAAAGTGGCTTTTGGGGTTGCAGGAAAGGGTCTTGGAGTTGCGTTCAAGCCAATATCAAGAAGTCTTTTACAAGCAGATTCCAAGGCCGCACTTGTGCTGGAGCGCACTAGGCAACTGGCATCGCTAGAAAGGCGGGCCGCTGGGTTTCAAGCAACCGCGCAAGCCGCTGAGAGGCAAGCCGTCATTGCTGAGAGCATGGCTGAAAAGTTCTCCAAGGCGGGTTTGCCAGATAGGGCTAATAATGCCTTGAGGCTTGCTAACCAATCGCGGGAAAAAGGACAGGAGGTGTCAACACGGCTTGGTGGGTTCACAGAAGAAATCGCCAAAGTATCCGACGACTTGGCGAAGGCGACCCAGAGCGCGGGCGTAGCCGACAAGGTTCTGCAAATGGGTCAAGTGGCAAAACAGATCCCATACCTACCTATAGCGGCTGTCGGCAAGACGCTGGAGCTTACGGGTCGAGGCATGATCGGGATTGACAAGGGTCTTTCTATTTTTGCGGCGAAGATTGGGGCTGATAAGGCATACAATGCGATGAACAAGATATCATCGTTGTCCGGCCTTGGTGGGGCGGGGGCGGCTCTTGGGCTTGGTCCTGCCGCCTTTATTCCTGCTGCTGCAAAGCTGGCTTGGGCAACTGCTCCCTATCTAAAAGCGGCTGGCGAATATGTCAGTCTAGTTGGCAAGGAGGCATCCAAGGCAAGGGGTCAAATTGGATTCTGGAAGCGTATCTATGAGATGCCAAACAAGGGACCAGCGCATCGCATGGTTTCCGGTCTAATGGATACGGCAACAGCTGGAGGGCTGGTTACTGGGATGGGCAGTAGGGTAACCAAGGGTTTGCTAGCATCTTACCCTGTGGACCTCGCTTACGAGTGGGTTTCGGAGGGTGGCGAACTCAACCCGAACCTCTTCAAACAAGCCGCTGTTGAAACATTGTTTTTCGGCGGAACAGGTGCTGCTCTTGGTGGCATAACGATGGGAAGCGCAAACAGGATCAAGGCACTCCAAAACGGTGACGCCATGAACTTCTACAGTTCGATCTCAGACCCTGCCCAGCGGGTAATGTATAACGGCATGCCCTCAGACCTTAAGAGGGTTGTGGGGACTTTCTCAGCGAGCAATCCGGGGGCGAAGATTCAATTTGTTGACCAAGGGCTTGGGGCTTATGATCGCAACACGAAGACGGTGATGATCAATCCCAACGCACCTAATCCCTTGAAGCCACTGCTGACGCATGAATTCATGCACCACATGCTCAACAGCGGGATCGGGGACGGAGTTATCGCCAACCTTGTTGGAGACGGCTTCCAGACCGGAGGAATCTTGAGAAGCAAAGATGGTGGTTACGATGCTCAATATGAATCCTTCAAGGGAGAGTATGTCAACAGACTTCGCAAGCAACATGATAGGCAAGTCAAGCTGCGGGATGCTATTGGTGACCCGATGACAAAAAATGAGAGGGAGTTCAAAACTCCAGACGAAAAGTATCTGGCGGAAGAATACTTTATCGAAACCAATGTTGACGATATGCTTGGATTGGTCGAAAGCGGAAAGCTAGGGAAAATGGCTGGACGCATGATCATTAACGACAAGGTTCGTGCGCTTGGAGATTCAATCTTAAACAAGTCAGCGATTTTGCGCGACCTGCACTTCCGTATCGGCGGAGTGATGGACAACAGCGGGAAGATGGTGACGGGCAATGGGTTCTTGGGCGGCAAGCTGTATCAAAGTCCAGAGGTCAGGAGGATGTTCCAAAAGATGGTCAGCGAGTCTGTCGGTCGCCGTGGCGGCATTGATGCGGCAAAGCGCAAAGCCAGAGAGGGAGTTGAGATATCAATCCAAGGCAAGTCAGATCCGATTCTTGGTGAGCTAGGCTCCCTGTGGGAAACCGACTCCGATGGCAGTCCGCTGGTCGATAATAACGGAGACTTCGTTCCGCTGAAGAAAGAGACTGATGAGTTGCGTTCCCAAGCCGGAATGCTGCTGGTTGATGATCTTAAGGCAAGACAGTCCCGTGGAGAGGCGATCCCTGACGGAGAACTTGCATACAATCCAGAAAACAATACTTGGAGCGGGCAGTATCTCAACGACAAGCAGATCGACCTGCTTAGCCTATCTGGGCGATTCAACAGCAAGCAGATCAAACAATTGAGGCTGCTAAACGAGGCAGCAAGGCAAACGTCCAACACGAACGCAGATCCAGCGACTCGCGGACATCGGTTCTCGATGATTTACCAACCAGCCCTTAAGAAAAATCGAAAAGGGCAATGGAAATATGACCAGATCAAGCCTCAGTTGCGAGACGTTGTGCCGTATGGAGTGGAAATCTCCAAGGACGGAAACATCTTGATTCGCATCATGAGTACGAACCAACTGTTTGCTAACGTCTCTGAGAAGGCGGCGAGCAAGCGCGGAAGGACGCTTTACGATGGAAATATGGAGACAATCCTGCGAGACGCAAATGCCGTTATCGACCTTCACGGGAAGAATCAAGCCACAGACGCTTACTTCAAGGAGAAGTATGCGGGTAAGTGGGAGGATCACAAGAAGTTCATCAACTCTGTATTCGGCAACGTGGGTGCAGGTCACAAGGACATCAATCCGCTAGTCGCGTCAGATCGTGTCGACGCTGTGGTGAAGTCATACCGTCTGGATCGCATGAATAAGGCAACCCAGCTTGTCGGTTCAACCCAGTTGCCCTACCAGAATAACATGATCAAGATCAACTACCTCCCAGAAGGAGAGCCGATCATGGACGCTAGCGGTGAGCCGAAAGATTTGCGTAACACTCCTCGCTACGAGGCCACAAGCCAAGTCAAGATGCCTGAGCAACGCCAGATGCCAGAGAGTGAAGCCCCTGCACCATCGCAGAGGTTCATGCCTGAAGGCGGTGAAAAGCAATCCGGGGAAGTTCGCAGATCAACTTTTGAAGGATCACCAAAGCAACCTAAGAACAATAAGGATCTTGCTAATTCAATTTCACTCTTGCTTTCTAGCGCAGCATCGCGTCAAATGCAGTGGGAAGACAAATAAGCAATGACCGATGATCCAAATGAAAAGCTGAAGGCGGAATACGTTGACGAACGAGAAGACAAGTCCGCTTGGTTTCTTGAGGTCAAGGAACGTGCAAAGCTCTCTCCGGGCAACTGTGTCGAACACTATGCCCCAAACAAGGCCGCAATGGCCCTGTGGCTGGCCGCGCAAGGTGCGAGAATAACCGACATCCAGAAGAAGACAGGACTCGGCAGAGAGACGATCAGGGGGCTGCAATGGCGTCACAACGACACGCTGGAGACGAAGCGCAAGGAATTCAGCATGAGATACGCAATTGCGGCGCAGGATTACACGGATTTGCTCTTTGAACGTTCCCAACAGTTGTTTGACAATCCCGAGGAGCTTGCCAAGATTAGTCCTGACAAGTTAGCCGTAACGGTTGGCATCCTGACCGATAAAGCCGCTCAACTGACCGGAATGGCGTCCTCAATCGTGGAGCATCGCAAGGGCGCGAGTCTGGATGATGCGGCTAAAATGATCTTTGATGCAAAAGCTCGTATTGCCAGCAAGATCAAGAGTGACGCCATTGATGTTGAAATTATTAACGAATAAGTAAGATGAACTTAAAAACGATAGATAAGAGAATTAAAGACCTTATGATTTTAACAGGTCAAGAGGAGGAGATAATGCTTTATCGGTGGACAGGTAATGACATCGAATGCAAATGGAAACTCCATATTGGAAATCCATCTCAATGCGTTTGTTTGGGTGAAGTTGATGGGATATTGGTATTTGAGGGCGATTCAATCAAGAACGTATTGGGCCAAGCTGAAGCGCATTTTCGGCAAAGCAAATAACCAATGACCAAAGAGGATGCAATTAAAGAAGACATTATCAAATGATGATTTGGCGTAAACATGCGATTCTCACTCCTCCGACTGATGAGGAAATGGTTGCGATGGCTCCAGATGAGCTTATTGACCTACATTCTATTTACCATGAAGCTATTGAAAATGCAGAGAAAGATCCTTATCATTATGGTTTCCGCCTTCCTCATTGGAGCAAGGCTGAAGAGCAACTAAAAGAAGTTAATGAGATTCTTGCACTAGGTGGGAATCGCAGCGGAAAGACGCAGTGGGGAGCATTCTCAGTAGTCCGTGCTGCCATCGAGAACCCCAAGTCTGAAATCTTCTGTTTCTCGCAGACATCTGAGGTGAGCATTCGTCAGCAACAAAGTGCTGTTTGGGACTGGCTTCCCGAGAACCTGAAGACAAAGCAAACGAGCGCAAATACCTATATCTCTTACAAGAAGAAGACTGGATTTACCGACTCTTCATTGATTCTTCCAAATGGATCACAAATCATTTTCAAGACGTATTCTCAATATCAAAACAATCCAACCATTCTTGAAGGTGCGGAACTTGGATCTAGGAACCCAGTGTGGCATAACGTAGGAGTTTGGTTAGATGAATACCTTTTAGGACCAGAGTTAATCAATACGCTTCGGTTCCGTCTTGCGACGAGAAATGCAAAGATGCTCGTTACGTTCACCCCTATTGATGGCTGGACAGAGGTGATTAAGGAGTATCTTGACGGTGCAACAACGATTGAATCGCGAGCAGCGGAGTTGCTTAATGGCGAGCTTGTCCCATACGTTCAGAAGTCAAAGAAGCTAAATGCTTCAGTGCATTACTTCCACTCTCAAGACAATGCTTTTGGTGGATACGAGCGGATCAAGGAGACTCTTTCAGGGCGAACGAGGGAAGAAATCCTCATTCGTGCTTATGGAGTCCCGATGAAGTCCCATGCGACTCGATTTCCTAAATTCAATAAGGTTGTCAACGTCGTCCCTCCAGACAAGATCCCAACTAATAACATTACCCGTTATCATGTGATTGACCCGGCTGGCGCAAAGAACTGGTTTATGTGCTGGATTGCCGTTGATGAGACTGGAACATTCTGGGTTTACCGTGAATGGCCGGGAGTTAACGTTGGCGACTGGGCGGAATGGAAAGGTGGCAAGTGGATGCCGGGGCCAGGATCTAAAGGTCAGGGATTCGGCATTCGTGACTACATCGACACAATTCAAGAGATGGAGGGCGAAGAGGAGATATTTGAACGTCTTATCGACCCTCGACTTGGAGCCGCGAAATACCAAGTT